AACTTACTCTTGACGTGTTCGTTTAAATAATGCTTGAAACACGGCTTGAAGTACTTCAGTTTCGCAGTTCTTGCCAACAACTCATACGACATCTTGAATCGCGTTGAGTCGTTAAACTTCTTATTCGTTGTAATGTCCATCAACGCGTCTAACATCTTCGCACGTAGAATCGGAGGTAGGTAGTGAAGGTTCAAACCATAGAACCCACCTTCGGCTGGACCAACCACAACCACCAACGGAAACGTGTCGTAAAACGGCAACGTCTCTTTGTGCTTCGGATCATAGAAGAACATGTACATGCTACCTACGATCTCTTGACCCGTCTGCTTTAACGGGTCCTCTTTCATCAAAGACTCGCGATTAATATTCTTAAGATTCTTAATCTTCTTTCTGAACCACTCACGGGACTCCTTAGTTCTTGGAGTAATCCCAGCACGAAACGCCTGCAGTTCTAGGTTCTGAAATATGTTAGACATGTGCGCTTCCGTAAAAATTCTTAACTGTATTTATACGCGTTTTTTCTTCTTTTTGAACGGAGGCAATTTCTTGAGTGGTTTCTTAGATCGTAATGGCTTGGGCATGATACCCATTGCGGTGAGTTCTTTCTCTGTCCAGATCTCAAAGTGGTACCCACGATCGTCTGCGTACTTCTTTGCGGCTTTCCACTTGGACTGGTTCTTGATGTAGGTCATTCCCTCGTTCAGAAGTGTACGACGCGACTTGCCTTGCTTGCGTTCAGGACGTTTGGTTTCTTTATGAGGTTTGACTTCGACAAGTACAACGCGACCAGACTTGTACTGAATGACGAAGTCCATATAGTATCGGTGGGGTTTGTTGTCGGTCTCACATATATAAGGTATGATCAACTCTTCGGACATCCACTGTACGATGTCTGAACTATCATCACACCACTTCATGACGTGACGTTCCCACATAGAACGATACACAACGTTGTTCACGTCGCCTACGTACTTCGCTGAGTTCTTTGGCTTGTATCGTCCTTTGTAGGTCTTCATTCGGAGTTCGTGTATAAATAGTTAAATCATATTTATAGACACGAGATTTTCTCATGGTAGATAACAAGAAAACTGGCCCGACAACATTAGGAGACTTAGTAGGAGGAATTAGTTATTCCGAATATTCTTCTGAATACCTAGACGACATGATTGATACTGTTGCTCCAAAGCCCAGCGCCGGCGAAACCATAACTTGCGAATTCCCATTAGATCATAAAGATAGATACGGTGCTTGTGTTGTGTTCAAATTGAGGGCAGTTCGAGGAGCCTCTGTAGATGGGTCTTCTTTTTTAGGAGATCTTCTGAACTCGGGTAGTTCAGAAAAGAGGGAGTTAGGTGAGGAATCTAGAGAGGTGCAAGCAAAAATAGACTCGGGAAATGGCACTGAAGCAGACGTACAAAGAGTCAAAGACATAAAAACAGAGGTTGCCGCGCTTCAACGCAAAGAAGATCAAAAGAATTCGGATAGTGAAGTAAAATATACCGAGAGAACAGTAGATTATAGAGGGATCAATATAAAACTATACCTGCCTATCTCGTTGCAGCAAAATGACACGTTTAACATAGCAACCCCTGAACTGGGTCAGTTAGGTGCAGCTGCGGCCGGTCTTTTTTCTAGTGGAAAAGGACTCCTTGGAGGCGTTGGTGGTGCTCTAGGTAAGGGGTTCTCTTCTATTGTTGACCTTGTTACTGGACAACTTGCTGGCGATGCTGCAAGATTAGGTGTGGCACAAGCAGCTGGAAGAATACCTGTTGTTGGATCAGAGATAGGGCAGGCCGCTCAGATCTCTGGAGCAGTCGCAGTTAACCCAAATGTTAGGAGTGCTTTCCGTGGTGTTTCTCTAAGGGAGTTTGCTTTTACATTTAAATTCATTGCTAGGTCTCATGAAGAAGCTAAACAAGTAGAAAAAATTATCAAGTACTTTCGAGTCTACTCTTATCCAGAATCAATAGAAGCTGGTGGTATAAGCGCCGGATACAAGTATCCAGACATGTTTGAAATACACGTTAGGCATGAACCTACAGGAAAACGCGTGGGTACTAAAATCAAAGATTGTTTCTTAAGGTCTGTGTCTACTAACTATAATCCTTCATCGATGTCTTTTCATGACGACGGTCGACCAGTAGAAATTGATTTGTCTTTGAACTTCATTGAAGAGAGCACTCTATCTCGGAAAGATATTATTCAGGAGGATGGTTACTAATGTCATACTTCAAAAAATTTCCAACTTCGCTATACACATTCGCCAATAACGAACAAGCTGTAATGCAGAATATTTCTGTGTACGCTGAGGTTTTAGATGAAGTTAAAACGAACAGCTCGTTCTACAAGAACTATTACATTCGTAATGGAGACCGTGCGGACAACCTTGCGTTTTCTCTTTATGAAAACCCAACTTTGCATTGGACATTTTACATGATGAACGATAGCCTGCGTGAACAGGGATGGCCTCTGGACCACGTAGAAATCGTTAATAAGGCGAAAAAAGATTTTCCTCATATCGCATTAACAACCGAAGATTTGATTCCGAGTTCTTTCGGCGTTGGGGTTACTGTAGAAGCAACCCAGTCTTCAGATGGATCACCTTCTCATGCTACAGGAGTAATACTGTCGGTTGATTTGGACCTAGGACAACTTGTTATTGAAACGACCAGTCAAGAGAATTTTAAATCAACAGACATAATAACTGCACAACAAACTATGGACCAACTACAATTAGTGTCCGTTGAAGATCAGTATCTAGCTGCGCATCACTATGTACAAGACGGAGAGTTATATACAAATAAGTTGGACCTTTCTCCAGACCCATACATAGAAGTCACCAATCTAGAGTTTTACATACAAGAGAACGATAAGTTAAGAAATATTGTTGTTCTGAAACCTAATTCCGTCAACAAAGTTGTACGGTTGTTTAGAGAAGCGATTAAATAATAATGAGTTCAGTAAAACCATCCCCTATAGAATTTGCAACAGCGGTTACAATCGAATCTGTAACGATACATACCGAGATTGCTCCGCCTGTGGAAATTGCTGCTGCGGTTACGGACATCGATGTTTTTGAACATATTGATAAACCTTATCTAACAGCTGTTGTTGGTTTTGTTGATTTCGAAGATGTGGTCGGACTCTTAAACCTAAGTGGTGGAGAGAAGGTAATCATAGAATTAAAGGCGAATATAGAAGAAGCCTATCCGGTTGTAAATAAATTTTATATTGACAAAATAATGTCTTCCACTAAAGTCAGCGACAACGAAGAATTTTTTACCCTACATTTAATTGAAGATATCGGGTTTGAATCGAATCTTATGAATGTAAATAAACCATATACAGGAAAATCGACTGAAATAATCAAGACCATAGCGAAAGACTTTTTAGGGGCTGAGGTCGATATAAAAGCTAATGTTGTTCAAGACATGAAAGTCATCGTCCCCAATCTGACTCCTATTGATGCTATGTGTTGGGTAAAAAATCGAAGCACAACCTTTGAAGGATATCCAATCTACCTCTACTCTACATTAGTCGATAATAGTTTACAGATTTCGGATCTGCAAACAATATTGACAGAACTATCGATGAACTTTGAAGAAGGGCAAGAATATACACACTATGAGAGTCAGGTAAATCTTGGAATTGATAAAACGGCCCGTCGAGTCATCAAGGGATATCAAAGTAAGGATACTTATGATGTTTACAAATTGATTGATTTGGGATTACTAGGGGCAGAACACCAATACCTTGACATAACGAAAAAAGAAGGGAATGATAGGAATTACAATTTCATATTGGATTTTGATATGGATGTCATTAAGAATACTTTGGATAAAGACACTTCTTTAACAGAGAAAACAAAACTTATCTTTGATAAATCTCGACATGATTGGTCTTCCGGCGATTCAAAAATAAACTCTCGAAAGATTACTCGTATAGGAAGCGCAAACGTCTTTAATAATAAAAACTCCATATCTCAAGGAGAAGATGTTCCTGCATATAAACGTAATGAAATTAGTCGAACTATCTCTCAATTATTAACCACAGACCCTATAACTTTTGTGGTAAACGGAATAGATTTTTTCAGCGGCATAAAAAGCTCTACGATAGGAAATAAGCTGACAATTAAGTTTTTGCGTAATACTAAAACCGGAGACCCTCAAGAATTATTTGATTTTAAAAAATCCGGAGATTATATAATTTTTGCTTGTAAGCATTCGTTCACAACAACTGATTACACACTAACATTCTCTGGTGTTAAGATGTATACTGATGGTGTATCATGATTCCTCCAGCGTTTGTAGATTTTTATGGTGATCAAATCCGATGGTTTATCGGAACGGTTATCAATGTAAAAGATGATCCACTAAAGTTGGGTCGTGCACAAGTACGTGTGTTTGGAGTGCACGATAACACTAAAGAAATTGAAGATGCGGACCTACCGTGGGCGCAGGTTGTCGTTCCTATCACACAAGGAATACACGAAGGTAAAGGACAAAATCTTGGCCTACTAGTAGGCACACAGGTATTCGGAATCTTCTTGGACGGTCAGAACTCGCAGTTACCTATGATCATCGGATCGGTTCCAAAGGAAGGGGACACAAACGAAAAGGCGAAGGCAAACTATCCTCTTAATAAAGTGTATGAGACTGAACGTGGTCACTTCAAGGAGTATGATGACACCGAAGGTAAGACCCGTATCAGAGAACAACATAGATCGGGCACCAATTACGAAATGCAAGACGATGGTACTCGTAGAACATACGTAGTAAAAGACGACAGCCTTGTAATTGGCGGAGATCATTTCACCGTAGTCGTTGGTAATGACGAAGTGAGTGTGACCGGCAATGTTAAAATCAATGTCACTGGTAATGCATTGATCGCTGTAAAAGAAGATGTTAAGGTTACATCTAATGTTTCTATTGACTTATCCGCTCCAAGTGTAACCGTTAGAGGCGACACAGTTAAACTTAATTCATAGGTAATATAATGACAGACAACATACAACAACTGGATTCCGATGATGGGTTAAATGTAGTACAGATTGACGGTACTGTTATCGAACCTATGCTACCGGCATTCGATAAAATAAACACCAACTTCGAAACTGTACTTACAGACACAACCGCAGATGCGACTACCAAGGCAGACGCCGCAGAATCAGCGGCGAAAGCCTATGCTGATGGAATCTTATCGGCCGAAACATCTGCCCGTGATGCTGCAGACACTACTCTGCAGAATAACATCGATGCGGAAGTCACTCGCGCCACATCGATAGAGTCTGGGTTACGTACCGACGTAGATTCCCTACAATCACAAGTCGCCGATAATGACTCTGACATTCTTTCTTTACAAGGTCTAGTAGGTGGTGATGTCAGTGATCTACAATCTCAACTCGATTCGGAAGTTGCTCGGGCCACTGCAGCAGAAGGTGTTAACGCTAATGCGATTGCGACAGAGAAGACTCGCGCAGAAGGTATCGAAGCTGGTCTACGCACTGACGTAGATAGTATACAGGCGCAGATTACCGCAAACGATTCGGACATCACTGCTCTACAAACCCTACAGTCGGGCGATGTGTCTGGTTTACAAAGTCAATTGGACGCCGAAGTTACTCGCGCTACTGGTGTTGAATTTGGGTTACGTACCGATGTAGATACTGTAACAGGTCGAGTCGATACACTTATAGGTACATCCCCAGAGACTCTGGATACGATTCAGGAAATCGTTATTGCATTCGAAGATGCTGATAGTGATCTGCAACAGGTCATCGTTAATAACTCCAGCCGGTTGACGACTACAGAAACTGATATTGATGCGGTAGAAGTAAGAGCAACCGATTTAGAATCTCGTGCGACTACAACAGAAGGTAATGTAACATCTGTACAAGGTGAAGTCAATACTCTACAGTCCGAAATGAATGCGGTAGAAAGTCGTGCTACTTCGTTAGAGACAGATGTCACTTCGTTAGAGGTTCGTACCACAGATCTAGAGACAACGGTAACTCAAAATCAATCAAAGGTCGGTACGGGTACATTTAACACTACTGCACAAAACAATGTTGATGCAGTCAATGAGGTTCATGGTGAACTAGACGCAGTTGTTGCTCGTGTAGATGGACACGATACTGTTGTTGCCGATCTACAGACACAGATCACTTCAGAAGTTACTCGTGCGACTGCGCAAGAGTCAACAATCCTTTCAGAGTTAGCCGCATCAAGTGGTGTGTTAGACAATCAAAACAGTTCGGGTAACCCCATTAAACTATGGACGGGTACCCAAATTCAATATTCTGCATTGACACCAGATCCAGATACACTGTATTTCATCACAGGTTAATAGGCATCACCTATGCCAGTCATTAACGGGTCGGACAATCACAACGTTCTGCTTGGCGATCAACCGATCGTCGAAGTGCGCCTGGGTGATGAACTGGTATGGTCAACGTATGTTGCATTTTTGGGCAATGAACCAATCATCGAAATTCGATTGGGCGATCAACTTTTGTGGGCAGCTTCGATCGCTGCACCAGCACCCGAACCAGAACCAGAACCAGAACCGATAGTAGAGATAGAACTTCCTACTCTCAACATCAAACCCGTTCCTAACTCTACTATCCCTGCTCTCAAGAAAGAAGATAAGGATCTTCTTGAGTCTCTTTCTTCGGGCGGTCTATCTATAGGCGGCATTGTCTTACCTGCCCTTGCATTGCCTGCGATCGGCGGCATACAAATACCGTGCGAAGGTGGCACATTACCTACCCGCGCCGATATCGTTAACGAGTTCAATAAACTGGCACAGATACCAAGCAAGATACAGGTATACATTGATTCGTTACCAGATATCAAGGCGGAACTAAAGGCAGAGAGGACTCGATTAGAGGCAGAGGCTAGAGCGAAAGGTGAAGAACTAGAACAAAAGTTAGAAGACCTAGTCGAAGATGAGATCGCTCAGATAAAGGAACAGTTGCAAGGTATCATCGATCAGGTCGAAGAGATCATGGAGTTGATTGGAGATATTCTATCCCCGTACTGGAAGAAGGGTCAGGTACGTAACTGGCAGAAAGAGGCCGACGATGCGTGGAATGAACTGATACAAGAATATCATATGTTCATTCCTGCGAAGATGCTTGAAATGATCTCGAAAGTGATACCGATCGGATTCAATGTAAACGTTTTAGGAATAAGTATCGACGTACTTAAGGTCTTTGAAGAAGAGGAACAGACTCGTATTATATCACAGATCGAATCTGAAGTCGATAAGTTCCATGCAATGATTCCTGCAGAGTATCAACAGTTCAATGCTGAGTTCGGCGTGAAGTGTGACGAATGGAGAGCTCGATGTACATGGCAATATGTCAAGTCGGAGATCGTCAAGTTCTGTACCAAGACATTACACGAAGCGTTCGGTAAATTGATAGACAAGTTCAAAGAGATATGGGACGCGTTGGGTCTGCCTTCGTTACCTGCACTGTTAAACTTCGACGTTGAATCTTTCATAAGGGCTCAGATAGAATCTGCTAAACAGAAAGCCGAACAATTCAAGACGGACGCAATCGCTAAAGCGGGGCAAGTGCAGTCAGACATAGAGAATATGGATCAACTCATTCAACAAGAGATTGACGACCTAGATGCCCAAATAGACAACTTCAAGAAGGAGTTTGAAAAAGAACTCAAAGATGCCGAGGACAGAATAAAGAACTTTGATTTGCAGGCAGAGGCATATAGTATGATCATTGATCAATTGGAGGGTGTATCTCTATTCGGTATGTCTTTACTTGATGTGATCGGTGGTAATATCGATGAGACTGTGAAGACGGCTGAAAAAGACATTGACAATTTGATCAAGGCTGCACGTGATTTTTCTGCGAACTGGGAGAAAGAACTGCTGAATGTATGGATCAAGAAGATCAAGTCCTTCCTAGATGCGATTGGTCTGGGCAAGTTGTTGGACCTACTGACACTGACATTATGCGATGTTTTGCCAATGATTGGCATACCTACTTCATTTGATGTAGAACTTCCTGTATAAATACAACAAAAAGAGTTTAATGTAATGCCAAGCGTATTTTCTACACAAGACGGAAACCTTCAGAATAAACCGATCACAGTAACGGTTGATCGCGAATATTCAGACATCGACTGCACGTTTGCCGCAACGCCTACAACTAAAGCGCTGTATAAAAAGACAGACGCTGCAGCGGTTCGTCAAGCAGTTAAGAATCTACTGTTAACAAATCGTGGATCTGTGCCATTTCGTCCTTACTATGGGGGTGGATTAGAATCCCTTTTATTTGAGTTGTCGTCTGTATTAGATGAACGAGATGTTGAAGATACAATTAGACTCGCGATTAAAAACGAAGAACCACGCGCAGAAGTACGCGAAGTTACTGCGCTATTTAACGAAGATACTTACTCCCTCAGTGTAAGGCTGGTGTTCGCTGTTAAAAATACGCCTAAAGTCGTCACTATGGATTTAACTGTTGCAAGGTCAAGGTAATGTCAATTAACACATCTGATTTAGATTTTAATGATATCAAGTCGAAATTAAAAACTTATTTAAGAAATAGCGGCGAGTTTGAAGACTTTGATTTCAATACTAGTGGCATATCCAATATTTTAGATGTGCTTGCTTATAATACGCACATTAATGCATTGGTAGCAAACCTGTCGATTAACGAGTCTTTTCTTAGTACATCTCAGATAAGAACTTCTGTTGTTGGTCATGCGGAATCGTTGGGGTACACTGTCAAGTCTCGTACTGCCGCTCGGGCTACTGTAGATCTTGAAATAACAGTAGAAACTCCTCCATCAACCTTTATTTTGAGTAGAGGATCAGAGTTTTTTGCCAACATAGATGATGTTGGATATAGATTCTTGACAGTAGAAGATCACATAACCCAACTTGGGAATGATGGTAAGTTTACTTTTAATAATGTACAGATAGCAGAAGGTAAATTTAAAACACGCACGTTTATTGCAAATCAAGCTTCGAATGTAAGTTATGTTATCATGGACGAAAATATTGATACATCCACCATATCTGTTCGTGTATATGAGAATGGGTCTTCTACAAACTATACAGTATATCAAGACTTAAATACTGTGACTACAATCGATGACGATTCTAAAGTGTACATGGTGGGTGAAACACCAAGCGGAAACTATGAAATATTCTTTAGTGACGGCAATATTTTAGGCAAAAGACCAACGCAAGGAAATGTTATAGAGGTGTCTTATATTTCAACAAGACACGTAGAAGGCAATGGTGCAAAATCATATTCATTAAATGGCGTCGAAGGAGCTGTGATAACTAGTTCAACCCCCTCTGCAGGAGGTTCTGATCGTGAATCTTTAGATTCTATTAAGTTGAATGCGCCACGATCGTACACCACACAAAATCGATTGGTCACCGCAGACGATTACACGGCATTGATTATGGCGAAGTATTCTAACTATCTACGTGATGTGATTGCGTGGGGCGGTAATGATAACACTCCGCCAGAATACGGAAAAGTCTTCGTCAGTCTAAACTTTCAAGAAGGTGTGGATGAGAACATAGTAGAGACCGAAAAAACGAGAATACAAAATGAATTGGCTGTTAATCTATCGATCATGTCCATCGACTTAGAGTTTGTTGATCCTGAAATGACTTATCTAGAAATTCAGACCGTATTTAATGTGGACGCATTGAAAGCGAACAAAGCACAGACTCTAGAAACTGACGTTCAGTCTTTGATCAACAGTCACGTACAGACAGAACTATCAACATTCAATTCTACCTTCCGTCGTTCAAATCTACTTACACAGATCGATAATCTATCGCCTGCGATTTTAAACTCGCGCATGGCCGTAAGGGTACAGCAAAGAATCCCTGTAACCGAAATGTTGACCGAACTGAATGAGAAGAGACTAGAAGAAGGGTTGGGACTTACTGATAAGATAGAACAAGACTTCCATGTAAATTTCCCTGTCTTCTTGGCAGAACCAGACAAAGACGACCACACAATCACATCGTCGGTGTTCAAGTCTAACGGGCAGAATGTCATCATCAAAAACAAACTAGGTTCAACCAAGTTACAATTATTAGACATGGATAATGTTGTGAAGATCGATAACATTGGATCATATGAACCAGCGAGAGGCACAGTAACACTTAACGCATTAACCGTTGACGAAAATAGTTACGTCGATGATGTTATTAAAATAAGTGCCACTCCAGCGAATCAGAGTACAATTGTACCTTTGCGAAACTATATTATAACACTTGATTCGGGTTTGTCAACCACTCGATCTAACTTAGATACAGGCGCAATCAAGGTTGAGTTGTAATGAGAGTCAATCCCAAATTCCACCAGTCAAAAGTATCGCAGGTTTTACCTCAGTTCTTCCAGTCTGAGTATCCGCGACTTATTGCTTTTCTCGAAGCTTACTATGACTTCGCGGGAGAGGAGACTGCGTTCAAGGTAATTCAGGATTTATTCGATATAAGAAACATTTCAACAACCGAACTAGAACATCTAGATCTGTTGTTACGCGAGATCAGTGACGGTCTTGATACAGATTCATTTGACCAAAACTCGAATGCCGACCCACGATTGATGGCTCGACTTCTATCTCGATTCTACAAAGCAAAGGGTACGCAACTATCTGCGGAACAGTTCTTTAAGGCGTTCTATGGTGTAGACGTTGAAGTCACCTACCCAAAAAGAAACATCTTTCGGTTGAACGACAAACCAAGAGGATCCCTAATTGGACCTAGTTCGTTGAAGTACATTCAAGACGACAAACGATATCAGATCTTCTCAGTTCTTTTAAAAACACCTCTATCGTTTTCTGACTACGAAATGATGTACAAGAAGATGGTACATCCGGCTGGTTTCTATCTGGCTGCAGAAACAGAGACGCAAGGGTTCGGCGAACTAGACCTTATGGCAGGTCTGACGACTGATCCATTAGAAATACCTAACTACCCAGTCGTTCTTGAAACAACTCAGTCCGGCAGTCTCACTCCGACATACTCTCTACTCGTTATGGAAGAGAACGATCCGGTCGACGCACGTACACAGGCACAGAAGGACGATGGTACAGGTATTATCGTTAGTTCGATTGAGACCCTTGTTAAGTACGACACAATTACATTGCAACAACTATCCGACGACTTTGGTACGATCGGAGAATGGGCTGGTGTGAAACCACCTACATTAGATGATGGTACACTTGATCTATCACAAACCTACGAAAACCTAGACGCAGAAGAACACGGCGGGTAAAATGACAAGAAGAATTCTAAACACAGGTGGATCAGCAAACGACGGTACGGGAGATACACTCCGCGAAGCCAGCGAAAAGATCAATCAAAACTTTCTAGAACTTTATCAGATTACCACACTAGGTGGTGATATTACACTAGAGTATTTGTCTAACTATGTGACAAATGCTGTGGACAGTGCCATGGATGGCGTCGATCTGTCTGGCGTAGTCGCGAATCAGAACTCAATCACACTACTCGACACGCGTGTTACACAACACGATACTATTCTAATTTCTCATGATTCTGAACTAACTAGTCTTGTACAAGAGATACAAGATATTAACACACTTATCGATAATACTGCGATAGGCGAACAAGGTCCACAAGGCGCTCAAGGTCCGACTGGTCCACAAGGCTCTTACGGATATCAAGGTGGCGTTGGTGAACGAGGACCTCAAGGTGAACGAGGACCTCAAGGTGAACGAGGTATACAGGGTAATGTTGGTGAACGCGGCGCTCAAGGAGAGCGTGGTGCTCAAGGTGAACGAGGTCTACAAGGAAATGTAGGTGAACGTGGAGCCCAAGGCGAACAAGGCGCACAAGGTGAACGAGGACTTCAAGGTAATGTTGGTGCTATCGGACCTCAAGGAGAACAAGGTGCTCAAGGTGAGCGAGGTCTTCAAGGTAACGTTGGCGAACGTGGCGTTCAGGGCGCTCAGGGTTCTCAGGGCGTTCAGGGTCTTCAAGGAAATGTAGGCGAACGTGGTGCTCAAGGTGAAACTGGATCTCAAGGCGCAGCTGGTGTGCAGGGTAACGTAGGCGAACGTGGTGCTCAAGGTGAAACTGGATCTCAAGGCGCAGCTGGTGTACAAGGCAATGTTGGTCCACTGGGTCCACAAGGACCACAAGGCGTTCAAGGTGCCATCGGTATTCAAGGTAACGTAGGTGAACTAGGACCACAAGGTGCTGCCGGATCTCAAGGCGCAGCTGGTGTACAAGGCAATGTTGGTGAACTAGGTCCACAAGGCGCGGCAGGTCCACAAGGTGAACGAGGACCTCAAGGTAATATAGGCGAAGTTGGACCACAAGGTGTTGATGGTCCAACAGGACCAGCAGGACCAACAGGTCCTGAAGGAGATCCTGGCCCGAAAGGTCCAGCAGGAACTACTCCTGGCCCTCAAGGTCCGACAGGTCCTGAAGGAGATCCTGGCCCGAAAGGACCGGCAGGTACGACGCCGGGACCACAAGGTCCGACAGGACACACAGGTGATCCTGGCCCACAAGGTGCAGCGGGTGCACAGGGTCCAGCTGGCGCACAGGGTCCAGCTGGACCGCAGGGTTCGCAAGGTAATCGCGGTTCTCAAGGCGAAACAGGATCTCAAGGTCCAGTTGGTTTCCAAGGTGCGCAGGGACTTGTAGGGTCGCAAGGACCAGTAGGATCTCAAGGTCCCGCAGGTTTCCAAGGAGCACAAGGTCTTGTCGGAGCACAGGGTCCAGTCGGCGCACAAGGTGCTGTAGGTTTCCAAGGAGCACAAGGTAATGCTGGTGCTCAAGGTGAAACTGGAGCACAAGGTGCTGTAGGTTTCCAAGGTGCCCAAGGTAACGCAGGGGCACAAGGACAAGTAGGCGCACAAGGTCCGGTCGGATTCCAAGGCGCACAGGGTAATGCTGGTGCACAAGGCGAAACAGGATCTCAGGGTCCAGTAGGTTTCCAAGGCGCACAGGGTAACGCAGGGGCACAAGGTGAACAAGGCTCTCGTGGCCCTGTGGGGTTCCAAGGCGCTCAAGGTAATGCTGGTCCTCAAGGTGAACAAGGTTCACAAGGTCCAGTAGGTTTTCAAGGGGCACAAGGTCTTGCTGGTGCTCAAGGTCCGGTAGGTTCTCAGGGACCTGTGGGGTTCCAAGGTGCCCAAGGTAATGCTGGCGCTCAAGGAGAACAAGGCGCACAAGGCGCAGTTGGTTTCCAAGGTGCTCAAGGTAATGATGGTGCTCAAGGAGAACAAGGCGCACAAGGTGCTGTAGGTTTCCAAGGAGCACAAGGTAATGATGGTGCTCAAGGTCCGGTAGGATCTCAAGGTAACAGAGGTTCACAAGGTCCAGTAGGATCTCAAGGTAACAGAGGTTCACAAGGTGCTCAAGGTAATGATGGTGCTCAAGGTCCAGTAGGATCTCAAGGTGAACAAGGTTCACAAGGTCCAGTAGGATCGCAGGGTAGCAGAGGTTTACAAGGTTCACAAGGCGAAACAGGATCGCAGGGTAATGCTGGATCTCAGGGTCCAGTAGGATCTCAAGGACCAGTAGGGTCTCAAGGTGCAGTAGGATCTCAAGGACCGGATGGTGCACAAGGCGATGTCGGGCCTCAGGGATCGGTCGGTAATCCAGGCCCTCAAGGGGCGCAAGGTGTTGCGGGAACTACCGGACAACAAGGACCAGTGGGTGGATTTGGTAACGCGGTATTGTTCAACACATCCACTTCATTCCCGTCAAACGTAAACGCAACTGCTTCTTCAGGAATTAAATCATTCCGTACAGTAGATCAAATTTTCATTGGTGACGTTTGGTGGCATATCAATACAGGTCGAGTATTCAGATCAACGCAGAATGTAACTGGATCAGGAAGCGCTATCTTTACAGAATTGACTAATAACCAAGGATTTATCGATATGAGCGGTATACTAAATACAGGTAATGCACCAAATGAACGTATCGAGTTCTCATCAACATCGATTGATATTTACGACAACGGCAATTCGTTGAGGGTGAAAATCGGTCAGTTATAATTTTTTACAATTAGGTTTATTATGTTCACAGTGATTGATAATTTTTATGCAGATCCCGATTCAGTTCGGGATTATGCATTAAGTAAAGAGTTCAATGTATCAGGCAATTATCCTGGCCTACGTACAGAGACATGTACGAACGAAGGCGGTTACATTGACAATATTAAGTCTACATTAGAAAACATCATCGGAAAGAAGATCACTTACTTTCCACTCGATGATTACAACACTTCTTTTCAATACACAACCAAAGACGCAAAAACGTGGA